GATCTACTGGATTAGTTGTACCTAGTGCAGTATAGTTAGGAGTTACATAACTTCCAGCTATAACGTTAGTTGCAGAAGATGAATAGAAAATGTCGTTAGCATAACCGAACTCAGCAATTTGAATGCTGTATTCTTGTTCGTCTAAAATATTAACTGCGCCAGCACCCGCGATAGGGGCTCCTACTGTCCATGCAGAATATGCTGGAGCTGTGTATGCTTGATAAGTAGCTGAAATCCAATTGTCGCTATTAATATCTCCACTTCTCTCAAATGGTCTTTTCCATAGAGGATAAGGCATGTTTACGCCTGTATTAGTTGTAGCGTCTTTAGGAAGACCAGCTGCTATATAAACTATTGGATTTTCTGCTTTAGATGGAGTAGCATCAATTGAAGTATTGATTGTCTCAGTTCCATAACCTGAAGCGTTGAAAATACCAAGTTGTCCATCAGCAAGAAGAGTAGTTCCTTTAGGAACAGTACCACCTGTAAGGTCTGTGATATTAGTATCTGGTGAACCAGTGTTGAATAAAGCAACAGAAGCTTTAGATACTAGAAATGTTTCGACAGCTCTTTTATTACCTTGTCTTGAAAACATAATTTTATAATTTAAATTTTATTTGATTAAGAATCGAATGAATAAGCTAGTTGATGGAAGGCTGTGGTATTTGGATCCATGATGTACACGGATGCTAATTCAACTGCTTTGTCAACTATCTTATGATGCATCTCTTCTGGTAACTCAGATGTAGATTTAGGATATATTACCCCATCTATATATTTGTAGTCACCGAAGGATATTTTGGAAGGATACTTTAAGTATTCTATTTTTGCGTTAGTAGCGGTATAAGTTCCTGGGTATATGTATAAAGAAGACGATGCGGAACCATCAGCACTTCTCCCAATATTATATGGGATAAACTCTGTTGATGGAGAATTAAATGGATCCCTAAATGCAATTTTGATATCATCTGATTGCGTGAACTTTAAAGGTACGTACTTTTTACAGTCGGGATCAATAGTGACCTCCACTTCTCCATTCATTAGTCTTAAATACTTGAACTTGAGCTTGGTGAGATCTAGTTCATAGACCCCACCATGATCAACAAGTTGTACTGCGGGTTGTAATGGATACTTAATATGCAGAGTAGAGAATTCGTCGGCCAACTTTTGAGTCATTTCGTAACCCAGAAGCTTTTCGTTCTCACCAGAAGTCTTTGCCCTAATGACTCGCAACTGGGCATCGTTAAGAAGCCAATCAATCTGTGCACGATTGAATGTATGATGCGACAACGCATCTACGCTATCCTTAGCTAAAATAAATTGAAAATGTAATTCTTCTACTGTCATTTTATTGTATTAAGTTAAAACCCTTTTAATTTTAGTTCCGCATGCATGTCTTCTACCATTACCTCTTTTTTAGGATCTAGTAGATATTCAATAGCTTCGGAGTAATTTTCTCCAAGTGTGATTTGACCTTCTGGTCTTGGCCAGAAATAACCACCTTGTTTTTCGAATATTATCCTAGAGTCTAATGCTCTTTTTAGAAGATGTCTAGCTTCAATTCTTTCACGTCCATGTGGAGTTTTAAGATTCTCAGCAAGCTCATTAAATTTCTCAATGTTTGATCCAGGTGTAAATGTTGTAGAATCTATGTAGTTATCTAGAACATTGAATATAGCATCTGGGGTTAGAGATACAGTTGTTTGTGCTAATCCTAAGATATGTACAAATTTTTGTTGCATGTTGAGTGAGAAATCTGGATTTACAATTAGAGCCTTAGCTGCTGCTTTAGATCTCGCTTTAGATGCTTTTAATTCATCTTCTTCATTCTCCAGTGAGATGTAGAATTTAGCATCTGGCCATTTATGATCTCTCCATTCTTTCTCAGAATTTGCTACTAGTTTTGAATCTAGCAACATATAGTAACCTAATTCTTCATCCATATTAGATGTATCAAACACTGTAGAACCGTCATTCAAAGACCAATATTTCTTTTGATAGTAGGTCATTTTCTCTTCATCTAAAGAGTCGCCATTCATCCAGGCTTTATTGGTTAGAAAGCCTGGCTCTAGTCCCCACTTTCTTTCCATCTTATCTTGTAGAGTAAGGGGTTTTTTAGTGAGTTCATCTATTTTTTGAGTACCATCTTCTATCCATGGTTTGTAAGATAGTCCATTAGCAAGTCCTCCAACTTTAGGAGAATACAATGCTGAGATTCTATCTGTACAAGATCCCATTTTAGTTTTGTTCAATTTTTTACCTGAGCTGCCGTTAACAAGCTCACTTACATTTGTTGCTGTCGGTCTAGGGATCGACATTACATATACTAACATATTATTATTTTTTGCGCCTAGTATTCCTTTATTTAACGTTACTTAGTATAACGTCCCACAGTCCTTTTTCAAGCTCGAGATAGGAAAGGGTATTTGAGCTATAGAATTTTGAGTTATAAATAACTCACCACTAACGAATTTCTTAAGATTGAGAATCGTAGATTAACTCCATTTTGTTATCGTAAAAGTTTTTTATCTTCTACTTCTTATAATTTCTTATAAGTTCGGCATATATTTTAACAGCAATAGCTGTTTCGGGAGCTCGTGGTAACGTTATTGCTTCGATTTAACGCGCAGTTACTATGCTCTACAAATACTACTTCGTCTGTAGTACTCACGGTATTACCATATCCAATTAAGTCTTTAGGCTTCACCGTTACATCCCGATTTTTTAGTTGAGGCGAATAAATAGACACTCTATTTAAATACTCAATAAATTGATCATAAGACATATCTGATTTGGCTCTGTTGCATGTAAAACAACAAGCTACACAATTAGATATCTTATAACCTTCTTTAGAATCTACTCTATCTATACCATTGTAAATTACCGTCTCTTTGCAACCTTTAACAATTCTAGATTGTTTAGGCTCTACGTTACAGTAATGACAATTTTGTTTTATAATATTATAGAAATCATTAAATTCTAAATCAAATGAAAAATTTCTTTTCTTTGCAGAATACCTATATCTATTCATTAAATCATAAGCATTTGCTTTATCTCCTTCTTTATAGTTTGAATTGTGACAGCCACAAGAAATTGTTTTACCATTTTTTACTCTATAAAAACTTGTTATAAGCTCTTTTCCACAAGTACACTTTATATGTACTGCAGGAGTTGCTGAAGAATCGTTATCAGCACGACTTATAAATCCAGGTATAGATATAATTGTAAAATTATTTATTTGTACATCTTTCCATTCTTTTTCAAGAATTTCAAATTTATTAGAAGATACAAAGTTTTTAGAAATTTTCATAATTATTGATTAATTTAGCTTTGAAAGTCCAGGACGAGCTCACCACAACGTGTAACGTCTTTGATCCATACACCTGCAGAACCTTGCATAAAGATATCATAACCAGCGATAAGACCACCAGCTACTCCACCTTTAACAGGACCTGTTGGAGTGTGTGTACCATGAACATAACCCCATGCGTAAGAATCTTTTTCCTTCAACATCATGATATTGTTGATAGCTCCACCTTTTTCAGATGTACCAGCTCCTCCAAAATCAAGGAATGTATAACGGAATGAATCTACAGGGATGTTTGCATATTGAGGGTGTGTTTGTTTACAATACTGACGATTATCGTACATTGGGTTCTTCACTAAAGTCACCTCGATTCCTTCAGGACCTTGGTAGTGAGTGAACTGAGCACCAAATGATAAGTGTCTAGGATCTTTAGATAGCATTTGAGTAAACATAGTGTCTACAGTCAAGAATGAGCTAGCTACAGAAGCAAGCATGTTGTGGAATTGAAGTGAACCATAAGTTCCAGTCATAGCCACCATTTTACGATCTCCTTCATTTACTCTTGCAAAGAAGATGTTTAATAGGTAATCTTTAAGACGAGTAACAGTTAAAGCAGATGAATAGATATCTATCCAGCTATCTTTTAGTTGCTCTCTTACACCGTTACCAGTTTTCTTCCAGTAACCTTTATGTCCAGCTCTAGTTTGTTTCTTACCAAACATCATTTGAACTTCCATGTCCATGTGGAACTGATCTTGCATTACTGCTTCAGCGTATGGAAGGAATTTTTCAACTGATTTGTCTGCGCCAGACATAGGATCTTTGTAAAGGAATTTTACTCCGAGTCTACCTTGATTTCTCCAAGCTTTGTCTGTAACAGTTTGTTTCTCAGCAAAGTAAGAAATTTGGTGTTCAAGTTGCATTGAAGATGGGTATTGTTGAGTACCGAATTTCTCATTGTACTCAGACTGAACTGAAGTCCATCCTTTAGAAAGCTCTCTTCCTGGATCTACCAAGTAGCTTGGAAGGTATTGTGACATATCGTCTCCTTGAAGACGGAATGAATAAACATAACCATTTCCTTCTTGAATAGGATCTCCTATTACTTCAAGAGCGTAGTTGTTATTGTCTGCTAATAGAACATCTGGTTCTGCGTAATAATCTAAATCTAATTTTAGTCTGAATACTGTGTTGTTGATACCAAGCACTGTATTAGAAGATTCAGGGTTTTCAATTACTCTCGCCGTTCTATAATCAGCACCTTGTAGGTACCATCTGTAGATTTCAGTATCTATCTCCATGGTATTGATAGGGCCTTTCGCACCTGTCATACCAATCAGAAGTTTACCACCATTAGTGATAAATCTATTCTGTGATGAGAAGATTCTCATTAGGGTATCTTGGAATACGTGAGGTTTACCTACACCATCATAAGATGCTCCTAAATATTGAGAGTCAATGAAATTACCTCCAAATCCGTCGTAATGCTTGATGATCATCGAACTTCCTGCGGTATTTGCCATATAATTTCGTTTTTATAAAATAATTAATTATTCGGATTGTTGTGAAAAGATAACGTTCCAGTCAAAGTTTGGTTTTTCTGACGTGGAATTCGAACCTGTAACTTTCGTTTTTGAATCAGAAAACTTATCACTAAGTCTTTTCTCTAAATCATTCAGGGCCGTTGTTTTTCCTTTTTTCGTAAATCTATCTTCAATTTTAAATCCTGTTTTAGGATCGTAATCTAATAAGAGATCTGCTAGTTGTGCAAAGTGCTCTTTATTATTTATGATAGATTGTATTGTTGAGTCCATTCTAGATGGAGAATTTTGTGAAGAATAAATGAATGATTTAATCATTCCTTTACGTTGTGGAGCTAAATTAAGATCATCTATTATATTAAATAGTTCTTCTTTCTCTTGTTTAGCTTTAGCTTCATTCTCTTGCTTTTGTAGAATGGCTTGTCTTGTTAATTCTTCTCTTTGTGATTTCTGTATATCTTTAAGTTCTAGAGCAGCATCGTATACTTCGGAAGTATATTCCACATCTCCTTTGTTCTTTAACAGAGTAATCAACTTATCAATTTTTTCGTCTGAATGTGACGTTGTCTGCTTGTAATATTCCCGCAAGATATAGTCTTGTGTATCAGGATCATCCAAATCAGCATCTGCGATATCTATAGGACCATTTCTATATGTCTTTAAAAACTCATCTACATTAGTTCCTCCTGAAAGTCCGTATTGTAGTAAAGGTTTAAAATCCTCTGGAAGTTGTTCCCACAAACTCATCGCAACAGCCTTTTGCATATTAACGTTAGTTTGTTCTAAAGCCGTAGATAAAGATTTAGCAGTTCCATCAAAAGTGTAACCTTCATCAGGTTGAAGCATATTATTCTCTACTAAGAAATCATAATATTCTTTTATACCTTCTGGGGTTTCCTTAGGGTCTGTGCTAGGCTCTGGCTCTGGATCAGGGTTTGCCGGATCCGGGTCAGGGTCGTCTAATGGTTCATCAGTCGGTGGAACAGCTGGGTTTGTTCCAGGTTCTGACCCTGGATCAGGATCTTCCGTTTCTGCGGGTTCATTGGGATTTGGATCTGGTTCTATTCCAGGTGGAACAAAATCATCATCAACGAAATAATTGTTATCGCTATTTGCTATTAGCGCTTCTAATGAATCTATACTCATAAGTGGTGCAAAGTTATTTAATTTATACTAATACTTAAAATGAAACGGCTATAGTGAGCTACAAAACCAGTTCGGTTATATATACATTACGATTTTGACGGTCTTTTATTAGCCTGAATCTTTTTAATTTTTAATTCTTCTTCTTTTATTTCTTTAGTCTGTTTTAGCTTGTCTTTTTCTAATTTTAGCTTCTCATCAGCTTGTCTTACTTGATGTCTTAGTTTCTCAATTTCTAAAGGATCTGGTACACCATTGGAGTTTGAATCCAATTCTTGTTGAAATTTAAATACATCAATTTCAGCTTTCCTGATAGCTGTGTCTGCTTTAAGTTGTTCAATCTCCATAGCTTGTGCATGTGCCATTTCAGACAATTTAATTTGAGTTTGTAGCTCTTCGTCTTGCATTTGTTTCTGCATTTGCTGTTCTTGTTCTGCTCTTTGTTGCATCTCTCTTTCTGATTTCTCGATAGTTCTTTTGAACTCTGCAAGAGATGAAGTCTGGAATAAATTAAGTAAGTCAGAAAACTTAGCTTTATCATTCTGTAGCAACTCAAGCATGTGTTGTTTAGCAAAATCAAATGCCTCATGTTGCTTAGAAGACTCAAGTACAAATACTCCCATTTGTCCAAAAGATAAATCTCCTGGTTTAATAACTAGTGATTCTGCAGATAAGTCATCTAGCACCCATTGAAATACTTGTTCTTTATCTTTCCATACATAAGAAGCAGTCTCCAATAGAGAGTTATAAATATCTTCCCATAGTTTTGAGTGTAGATAAAAATAAGATTCCGTAATAGTTGCTGATTGTTGTAGGTTTTGTTGTGAGTTAGTAACAGCCTCGTTAGATGAAATCTGTCCTTCTCTCTGTTTGTTTACTCCAGCTACATCCGCTATTTGCACATCAAGATTATCTAGTAGTTGCACATAATTCATAATGTGCTGCATATTAGATCTGGATGATACCTCTACTGGTTTACCTCTTTGAGCAGATCCTGGTTGTTCAGCATTCTGTAGAGGATTGTAGAAGTTAAGATCCATCTGCTCTATGTAGTACATAATCTTATCGTGGTCTACATTTCCAGGTATTTGAGTAGTATCAATAGATAGTAATGGTCCTTTATCTCTAGCAATCAAATGCTTAAGTTTGTGCATTACTATAAAATATAGATACTGAAATGGTTTCATCCTAGAAACTAGAGAACATGAAGTAGCATTCATATTAGAATATACTATACCGTGATATCCTAATTTAACTCTTTTAGGATTTGCATATGATCTTACTTGGTAAGGTTTTGGTGCTATCTTAGCATATTTATCTCCTCCAATTCTAATACCAGACCAGGTTTGTGGGACCCATTGAAATGTAAGAGTACAGTCATCAAACGTATACACCATCTTATTAGCACCCCATTCATCTGTAACATTAGATATTTCAGCATATGGAGGGATTGGAAAATCTTCTGTAACAGTAACAGTTTCCATATCCCCATACTCATTAGGTGATGTAAAATATCCAATCTTAGATTCAGACTGCCATTCTACATGCGATATTAAATGATCTAGAGTATAGGATCTACCATAAGTACCATCTATTGGAGTAGTTAAGTATGCATTTTGATGGTGTAAGTGTGTATCAGAGAAGTGATATTTCATCTCAGGTTCTGATTCCCATGAAGAATAGTTAGTTAAAGAAGATGGATTTCTTTGTACCTCATCCACTTCTTCTTTAGTTAAATAATCTCCAAATAGATTTAGAACATCTAAAGTGGACATCCTTACTCTATATCCAGCGTACAAACCATCCTGAATAAATTTAGTTTCAGTAGATTTATGATAGAATAGGGCTAGAGGATTAATCACATTTACTTGTGGCGACTCATTCTCAATACCTACCCATGCTGCTTCTACATCCGAAATTAATCCGTGTTTAAATGTATCATTTCTTTTAGACTTTAGATCTAAAGCGTATCCAAGATAATTGAGCAGCTTATTCGCTAGAATCTCGGATGACTCTTGATAAGTAGTATGTAAATATTTATCTATATGTTCTGGTGGTAATATAGTATCTACAATTTGTTGAATCTGTTGTTGTGCTTGTTCTTGCATTTGTTGAGCTTGTTCTGGTGATATTTCACCATTCTGCTCTTGTTGTTTGGCTACAGTTTGCTGTGCTTCTAGTTGAGCCATTTGCATAATGCCTTCAACATATTGTGTTATCATTTCATTCTTACGTCTAAGCTTTGATTTGATACCATCTTCAGAAACTAAAACAGCTTTGTAGACGAATGGGCGTCTGAGTTCCTCGCCAAGTAGAACTTGTATTTTATTTGGTATTTTATTATACGGCTTAATCTCATCTTCCATTTGTCCTACTTCAATACCTAGTGGATTACATTCTGCTTCAAAATCTTTTTGATTTATGATATTATTAAACAGTTTGTAATTTCTTTCCATCTCTACGTATGAGGTGGACATTGAAGGAACGAATGCGTGAAACTTAGTTATATAATCTATAATGTCTTTGCCCCACTGACGTCCATTTTTGAGTTTCTGGGACAACGACATCCTCTGTAGAGGAAAAGAAGTTTGTTGCAACATTTCTAAATAGTTTTTTATTATTAAATATAAAATCTAGATTTGGGGAAGTATCCTTCTTAGGCATATGCAAAGATTCTTCCATGTTTCTAGTCATTTGTGCTAATCCAAATATAGCACCCATTAATCCCATTACTCGGTCAAAGTTTCCTTCGTAAGTAAAGTAAGCAATCTCCTGCAGAAGTGCTCTCGAATTAATTAGATCTATATTACGTTTTCCGTCCCCTCGTTCTTGCAATAACCAATCTCGAAGATATGATATACCTTTTCGTTTAATAAATTGATTTGACATTGGGTAACCGTACTCTATTGTAGGACTACGTGCATATGATGCGGTAGTAGTAAACAATGCAGTTGGTTTAGTGGCAAGTAAATCTAATCTCTTAATTCTTTCGAAGTAATCTTTAGTATTTCCTACTGCATTTTCAAAATATATCTTAGCTTCCCCATAAAATAAAGAAAGCTTTAATATGGTTTCATTTACTTTATTCATACCATCATATGGTCTTCCTACATACTCAGCTACAATTTCATCATGACCTATATCATTAAAATACTTAGCAGATTTCACTACATATATAGAAGCTAGTGAATCTCCTCTCTCATTATCATCTTTATAAGGGTCATGTCCTATTACATACGCTCCTTCAGGAACTTTACCATTTACCATTGCTGGAAACTCATATATAATAATAGCACCTTCCCTATCTTTATCCTTATGTGGAAATTGTGTTATTGGTTTAAGTTTTCCAGCAGAATCTATTTTGTAGTTTACATTATTAGTATCTCTAGCATCTGGGTCAAAATATAACTCCACAACTTTTTCTATAAGATTATAAGATCTATCTGTTTCCAATTCTTGTAGACGTCTGGCTGCTTCAGCTGCTGGTAACAGTGCTGCATTCTCCGCTAGAAACATCTCAGATGGATTTATTGGATTGTTTACAATTTCTTTAGTTAAAGCAGATTCCGATCCTTTCTTATTTTCTTTAGCTTTTCTTCTTCTAAGTAATTCTTCTACAGCTTTTTGTAAATCTGTGATATTATTATCATCTCTATACAAAGAACCTAAGTTATAAGTAGCTGGTATAAATCTTCCTATATGTCCTTTCTTCTCGTAAGTATCCTCAAACCTTAGAGCGTCATACTTACCAGGATTGTAAAATATTTCTTTAGCACCTATGGTACCTCCACCTTCCATATCACCACCAGTTCCTAAAAAGATAGCGGTTCCAAACTTACGTCCATTAAGACGCATATTTTCTACAGAAGCATCAAAGCATTCTAGTACATTAGAGTGCATACCTACCTCTTCATATATCATTATAGAGTTACGACCACCCTGTGCAGCAAATGGATTGTCTGCATATGATACGTGTTTAATAGTAGATAATGATCCCGCATCTTGCCATCTAGATCCTATACGCTTCTTATAGAGAGCTTTTAAAATGGATGACGGGGTTAGGGATCCCATTGTCTTTTTAGATAGTGGAGATGGATATATTGTTCCTAGAATCTCTTGCTGTCCAGGTACTCTATCCATCATAATCTTAGCTTTAGTTAAAAGATCTGTGGAGAAATTAGAGTGTCCTGCACCTACAACAATATCTACTGAATCTGGTTTCTGCCCCGGTATGTATTCCATCATACCGTCAAATAGAAACTCATGGGCTATTACTCCACCTACCATATACGACTTACCAAATCCTCTAGCTCCCATCAGAATGTAGTTAGAAGCTTCATTCTCATATAGAGCTTTGCCTAAATTGGATGCATGCTGTTTAGATATATAATATAGAGGATCTTCGTAAATCTTCCTCCGACCTTGTGAATTTATACACGAAGGTGGCAACTGCTCAAGAGGTAATTCCTCTAGTAGAAGCTCATTACACGAATAAGTATCGTCTAGTTCAAAACCAGAAAAACCTCTGGCTACAGTTATATCAC